TTACTTCCAGCCCAGCTTGCCGGCCATCTTGTTCAGACCCCAGAAGCCGATAAAGGCCGTGATGATGGCCGTGATGGCACTGGTCATATCGGTGCCGGTGTCGGCGATGGCCGTGGTGACTTCGGTCGGCAGGGCTGCATGCGCCGAGGTGGCAGCGACCAGGACGAAGGGAACGATAGCGCCCAGGCGCACAGCGAGGTTCTTTTTCATAGAGGTTTCTCCGTTGAAACGGTGCGGGATTGCACCAGATTGACCACGGCGTTTCACAACGTTGGCGGGCAATCTGCTGAAATCACAAACCCCCGATATCCACTTGCCGATAAAGGCAGGCCAAATCCACAATGACGACCTTGTGGAAGGCATCAATATGGTCTTCGATCAGTTGCGCGCAGGTTTCCAGGTCTTCCAGGGTGCACGCTTCACTGAGCATAGTCACCCATTCGGGTTGACCATCCTCGGGATTGGGCGCGAGAAATGCGCCGGTAAATGCACTCTGGATGACGTAGCGCATTTAGGCCACCTTGGCGGGTGCCTTGACCTGTTCGACGGGGCGGATATCAACCAGCACCAGCTGTGTGCCGTCGCGATTGACTTGGCTTTGCGAGACCGCCGCCATTTCGAACGTGGCGATGGCCTTGACGGGCAAGGATGCGCCCAGGTGCGCCCACTTGTCGAATTCACCGGCATCGCCCAGCTTGAACGGGCGCGTCGCGCGACCGATGGAACGGCCCGCACTGTTTTCAGTGAGATCGACTTCGCAATGGAAGGTCGTGCTGCTGAAACTGCGACCGTCAACAGAACCTTTGCTTTCCTTGACGCCATGGACGATGACTTCGGATTTGAATTGCATGGTTTTTCCTTGTGGTCAGTGATTAAGGTAATTACGCGGGTTGACCAATACCGCTTACCGGGTGTACGCGCTTGTGTGCATTTGCGTAAGCGCGCTGGATTTCCGTACGGGAGAACTTTTTCATTCGACCCGGTACGTTCTGGTGCTCTACGATTTCGAGAAAGAGGTTTTCGCTCAGGTACTGGAATGCCAGGGCTACGCTGGGTGCTGCAACGTCAAGCAGCCAGCGAACGTTTCTTGTCACTTCCGCTTCAATGGTTTGCTCTGCGAGCTTGTTTTGACAGGGAACGGGTTCAGGTAGCGCGCAGGCCTGGGCTTCGGTCAGCAGGAGCGCATGCCACTCGCTGGCACCAGCGAAGAAGTCAGCCGGACGGCGCAGAATGTCGGAGGAGAGGACTCGCAACTTGTTGCCGTAGCGCAGCTCAGCCCGAATCCAGCCGGACGAGTCTTTTTCACCAAAGAGCTGGTGGCCCTTTTCGTATAGGTTCGTTTGCTTTCCGGCCTCCTTGGAACCGATGTAGAAGCTGCGGCCCTTGCCCTCGATTTCGCCATCGCTCCAATCGCCCACCATGTTGCACTTAGGGCGCTTGCCGCCTACATCGCACAGGCCGTTTTCGTAGTCGGACTTGACACGGCGCATGCCACCGCGCAGGCCTTGGAAGAAATCAAGTGCGATGTCAGCACGGGTGATGGTGGCATTCAGTTCATCCACCAGATTTGCCATGGCATCACGCCAGCCGAACTTGGCGAAGGTGCACGCTGTGCCGTACAGGTTGACGTGCATGGTCTTGGCTTGTGCCTGCTGGCGTGGGCTTTCGCCGGAGGCGAGGAAGCCGACCCATCCCACCTCATTGCCGCACCGCTCAATGCTGACGCGGTAGCGGTAGAAGTCGTGACCCTTGCGCAGCTCATGCGCGACAGTGAAGCCATCACCGAGGACGGAGGCCACACGTTCCGCCAGCTGCATGGCCTGCACGCTGGGCATGAAATCAGCATCCGGTTGCTTGGCGATGATCTTGCGAAGACGAAGGAGGTTTCGCGCTTGTTCGCTGCGTTCCTGCTCGCTCAGAGGCTCAAGAGCGTTATCCGGGATCGGTTCCGGGAACAGGGTTTCAATGCCCGGGAACGGGGCATTGCGCAGCAGACAGGTGAAGCGGAGCCAATCGACATGCACCGAAACATTGGTTGCGACACGTTCAGCAATCAGACGCGCCTTGACCTCATTGCCCTCAAGGACGAGAGCACAGGTCTTGCTGTGCTTCTGGTGAACAGAACCAGTGGGACGGGTCATAGATTGTTCTCCCCGTGATTACCATGGGGGAGGGTTGAAGCGCCCGCGGCGCCCGCACGTGCGGCGCAAGCTGGCCCGGCGGGCGCGCGCGCGCCAGAGCCACCAGCGGCGCCGCTGCAGGCGTCAGCAGGCGACACGACGGGCGCTGTGAATACCGGTTTATCAAGCGGCGATGGAAGGCACGGGGTGGCTTGTGCTGCGCTGCGCGGATGACCGGGCGCGGGCGTGGAGGCCACGATGCCGGGCGCTTGTTCGCAGGGCGTGGGCGTGGCGGCCTGGGGCGCGCTGGTGGCCACTGCTAGCGGGTTTGCAGGTACGTTGCGCGGGACAGGACGAACATGGGGCGCTGCCCCATACCCCGTGACGGTCAGCGGGCGCGTCAGGTGGAAAAGAATGTGCAAATCGGCCCAGGCCTGCATGGCGGGTTTCGCGGCCGCAGCTTGTGCCTGGCTATTGGCGGGTTTCACCATAACGCCCCCAATGCGCGCTCGATACAGCGGCGCGTCTGCATATCCACACAATCGCCAGATTCGGCACGCTGAAACGTGCGCAGAGACACGCGGCAATGCTTAGCAGCCTCAGGCTGAGTCAAACCCAGCTCAACCCGCTGGCGGCGAATAAAAGACGAGCCAGCCGGCGCAACATACGCACCACGACGACCCGCGCCGGCCTCGATGGCGGGATTCGAAAAAATGCTCATGGAAGCAACCCCTGCATGCCCTCAAGACGGAGGACGTGGACACGGGCGCGATCGGCCTGGGAGCCGGTGCGCAGGTAGGCGGCGACGACTTGCGCGCAGCGCTTATAGTCGGCGGACGTGCTGGCAGCGCCGTCGCGGACAGCAGCAGGTATCGGGGCGGCGATGGCGCGACGGGCGCGGTATTGGAGATCGCGTTTTTCTTCGGGGCTCATTTGGGCGCCCCGTTGCTGCGAGTCATGTAGAGGCCGGCAGTCTTCCAGTTGCGATTGCACTGGGCGAAACGCACCATGCTTTGCAGCAGCTCATTGACGCCGCAGTCCAGCTCTGCTGCAGTTTCGCGCAGCTCGGCGACGATATGCGGGGCATCGGTGTAGTCGATGCGGGCGCGATCGGCACGGTATGCGGCTTTGCGGGCGGCGGCGTCGGCGTGGACGGGCTTGCGACCGGGGCGGGTTGCGTGGCCGGGAACGGTATGGATGCACCCCCCGCCGTTTACGGCATGAGCCACCATGCAACTGTCGCCGGCTGCAGCGACTTCGGGGGGAGTGCAAGCGTTGACGGCATCGAGGGCCGCTATGTCGGGTAGGGTGAGCTGGCGGGCGGCGTACGACATTTAGCACCCCGCACCGATGCAGCATTGGGCAAGGAAGCGCAGGGAGCGCATCAAATCCGCCTGATCACTACGCCCCGAGTACAAAGGCGCCCGCGCGTTGGCGAGAGCTGCCAGAACGTAGCCGCCTCGGCTCCATTGACCAGAATGGCATTCTTCGGTCTCGTTAGCCAGTTCGACCAAACGACGGAACTCCGAATAGTCGGAGCAAGAAGACTCGCAATCATCCGCCATCAACGAAAGGGCTACCACCGCAGCAGCGGCTTGCTGAGCAATGGCGAAGGAGGCGAAAGAAATTTGGGTGGCAGACATGGGTGGCTCCATGGTGATAAAGTTCAACCTGAAGACTTTTCCTAGGTGATACCGAAAAAGTCTTTATGTTGTAGATTTTATCTATGAAATATAGACTATTCAAGGAGTAAATAACCATGAATGCAATGGAATCAATAGTTGGAATCTATAAGAGCCGGTGCGGAATCAAGTTCGACAGGGAAGCCGCTGAAGCACTCGGAGTAGAAGCAAAAGCGTTCTCTGGCTACCTAAAAGGCAGAAGCAGACTACCGGACATAGTCATGATGCGAATCGCTGAAGGCGCGGACATAGAACCCGTACAGGTCTTAGCAGCAATGAACCTGACATACAGGAAGACGCCAATAGAAGAACTGGAATACTGGCAAGAGCGTTACGAAACATTAATGATGTAA